CTTCGCCGGCGGCGCTCTCGCGCTGCCGGATTTTTTCTGCCACTGGCCGACCTCCATCTTCACGTCCGCGCGCAGCTTGTTCGTGCCGTAGTCCGTGCGGTTCATGCCGGCGTAGGTATCCGCGATGATCTCTTCGACGTAGGCGTCCGTGTCGTCACCGTAGATCCCGGCGTAGGCGTCCACGTAGCTCTCGATCATCTCCTTCGTGATCTTGCCTTCTGACAGCAGCCGCTTCTGGATCTTCGCCGCCATCTCCGGCCAGCGCTTGACAAGCAGGTGATACCCCTCGTGCTTCGCCAGCTCGAACGCGGAATACTCCTCGCTGTCTGCCCGGATGAGCACGGAGCCGTCCTCCGTCACGGCAGCGTCCGCATAAAACGTCTGCCCGTCGATCTCCTGCGCCAGCTGCCCGGTGAAGAACCGCGCGTTCTGCACGCCCATCGACCGGAAGAACTTTTCCGCCGCCCGGATATCCTCGCTTCTGGCCTCTTGCCCCTTCGGCATGACGCGCACTTTTTGCGTGTTGTCCTTTCCAAAGCCGAGCGTCGAAAGTTCTACTTCATCCCAAGCTTTTGCGAGATCTCGCGCACCCTGCGCTCTCTTTCTTCCGGCGTCAGCTCTTTGCTGCTGCGCTGTGCTTTGGCGAACGCCTCCAGCCTGTCCTTCGGCACGCTGACCATCCTGCCCGACTTGTCCTTCATCAGTAACCTCGATACTGCCATTGTTTACCCCTTTCTGCCCTGCGGCAAGGCCCGCTCGATAGGCGGCTGCCGCCACGTCCTGATTCATTCCTTCGGCATAGCGCATCGCCCGCTGCTCGCTCGCGCCGAGCCTGCCCTGCTCATAGACCTGCCCGAAGCTCTGCGCATACTGCTCCGCCGGCATGCCCGTCGTGTTCCCGTTCAGGAAATACGCCGCCGTCTGCTCGTCATAGCCCGCTCTCCGGGCCTGCTCCTGCAAATACTGTTCTTCCTGCTGCGCGGCTGCTTCGTCCAGCTCCTGCTCCGCGCCCGCCGTCTGCTGCCGGGCGTACTGCTCCATGTCCAGCTCGCCCATATTCTCTGTCCCCGGAATGGGCGCAAGCAGGCTGTCCTGATCGTACTGCTGCTGTGCCGCCCGCTGCGCCTGCTGGACGGCCTGAACGCTCTGCTGTGCCCGATTCTGTTCCTGCTCCTGCTGGTACTGCTGCGCAAGCCTCTGGTTCTCCTGCGCCATTTCCGTGGCGCTCTTGAAGATCTGGAAGTTCCGTTCATCCGCCTCGGCCTTCGCTTGTGCCTGCTGCTCTTTGGCTTGCAGCTGTTCCAGCCGCGTCAGCGTCTCCGGCACGCGCGGCTCCTGCCCTTCGTCCACGGCCGCCTGCTGCTCCTTCGCCACCTCACGCAGCGTGTTCTCCACGGCCTTCTGCGTCACCTCGCCGCCATCGTCCACGGTCTGCTGCAGTTCCTCGGCCAGCTGGTGCGCCTTTGTGCCCTCTTCCTGCGCCATGCCATAGTCGATGACGTCCTGCACTTCGCCCGCCTCTATGACCGCTCTGGCCGTCTGCTTGACGTTTGCTTCCAAAATCACGCGGTTCACGCCCGCATACGTCCCGGACATGGCAAGGCCGGACAGTCCACCCGCGAGGAACGAAAGGCTGTCTTCTTTTGCGAAGTCTCCGACCATCGCCGCCAGCGCCTGCGCAGGCGTCTTGCCGTCCGCAATGTAAGCCGCGTAGGCCGACATGACCTCGCCCCGGTCATGCTTCGCTACCACATCATACGCACGGTTGAGCCAGTTGGACGCGATCTCTTCCGCGCCTTCCGACGCAAACGACCGCAGTGCCTTCCTCCACACGGCCTTCCCGCTCAACATGTTCTCGATGATATCGCCCACAGAATACTTTTCCGTGAAGCCCTCGATCGCGCCCTCGACGATACCGTCGACCAGCGCGTCCGCGTTGGACTTTCCGTTCTGGATCCCCTCATAGACCGAATCCGCCGCGACCTGCGAGCCCATGACCCAGTTCATCGTCTCCGCGACCGCGTCCTTCGCCCCCGCACCGGCCACGCCGCCAAAGGTTCCCACGAGCCCCGTCGAGACCGCCATGTTGACCGCGCTGTCCAGTGCCGACGTGCCCGCCTGATAGAGGAACTGCCCCGTCGGGTTCATCCCCTGCATCACGCTCCCCCGGATCCCGGAGGAAAGCCGCGTCGCATTGTATGCCGGGCTGTAAACGTTCGTCGGCATATCCTCGTTCTGATATCCGCCCGCCCACTTCGGCAATACGCCGCGCAGCGATTCCACATTGCCCAGCGCCTTCGCCGGGGCTGTCACCGCCGAGAAAAGCGTTCCCATGATCGGCGTCTGCTGCCCGATCTGTCGCGCCGCCTCATCAAGCTTCTGCGCGTTGTCGTAGTCGTCCAGCACCTTCTGCCATTCCGCCAGCCGCTTGAGCGTGTCGTCGCTGTAGCCTTTTTCGTTGAGCGCCGTCTTCGCGTCGTACTTCGCATACGCCCGCACCTGATATCCGTTCAGTTCCTGCCCGCGGTACTGCCGGAGCAGATTCTGGTCTTCCTCGCTCAGGTTCCCGATTGCCTCCTGTGCCCGGGCCAGCACGCTCTGGCTGTCGACCGCCGTCTTCTTTGCCTGCAGGTTCTCGATCTCGTTCTGCAGCTGCGTCACGCTCTTCCCATTTTCCGAAAGCCCGGTCCCGGAGAAATGCGTGTCCGCCTGTTCGATCTCCAGCGCCTCAATCTGCCTGCCCAGCTCCTGCGACGTCCGCCGCATCCCGCGCACCTGATCCCGCTGCACGGTCTGCGACGCTTTTGCACGCCGGTTCTGCGCATCCACGTCCTCCCGCACCTGCTGCGTGGCTGGCGCAAACCGGCCGGCCAGCAGTGCGCTCTGTCCCTGCAGCGCCAGCGTCCCAAGCTTCAGCCCCTGCGCCGCCTCCACGCCGCGCAGATAATTCTGGTACGTCCCGTACTGCGTCTGCATCGCGGAAGACCGTCCGTATTCCTGCTCTGATACCTTCCCGTCGGTCTCCGCCCCCGCATTCTCCGTCTTCTTCTGTCCGCTCGCCCGGCCCTTCAGCGCGGCCCCCGGCTCGATCTGCGCGAGCTCCGCTTCGCGCACGGCATTCTGATATGCCATAAACGCCGCATACTGCTTATGCAGCGGGTCGTCCACGGTCGTCTGCGTGCTCTGCGCGTTCTTCCCGTAGTCCGGGTTCGGCAAGCCGTACTTGCTCGCGATCTGGATCTGCTTCTGGTTCAGCGTGATTCTTCCGCCGCGATAGGCGGAGGGAGCCTGCTGTGTGCTGGCTCCCTGTCCGCTGCGGATGCTCTCTGCAATCCGCTTTTGTTCCTCTGTCAGTGTGATTCGTCCCATGCTTCCCTCCGTTACCGCTGCCGTAGATACGTCGCGCCGTAGTATTCCAGATACGCCTTGAACGTATTGGACTCCAGCGCATTGTAGCCCTTGCTGTTGAGGTAGTTATCCAGCGTCCGGCTGTCCAGATATACGGTTCTGCCCGTTCCTCTGACGCCATCTTTCGAGTTTTTAAGCGTTGCGCTGCTCATCTTGTCCATATAGGCTTTTGCCGCCTTTGCAAGCGTTTCGTTCTTCTTGTCCGTCAGGCCGCTGCTGCTCGTTTTTCCTCCGCCGCCTCCGCCGCCGGATTTCTTCGCCGCCGCCTGCTCCGCCGCCAGCGCCTGCAGATAGGCCGCGTTCTCGTTGTTTGCCTTCTGCGCCCAGTAGTCGAGCATCGTCGCCCACTGGCTTTGGTCCAGCGACCGTTCCGAGTTGTACGCGCTCCGCGCATCCGAAAGATCCGAATAATAATCGCTGACCGTATCCCGGTACCGGCCGTAGTCCGTATCTTCCCGGCCCTTCACAAGACTGTACTGGTTATAAAGGTCCGTCCCCTCATCCTGATACCGCTGATATGCCTGCTGCTGCAGCTGCGGCACGATGTCGTTGAGGTTCTGCAGATACGCATTGTACGCCTGCTGGCCTACCTGCTCGCCGTAGGTCGAGCCATAGCCGCCCGTGAGTGCCGCTGCCTGCCCCATCGTGTCCTGCATGGCAAGCCGCCCGAGCCGCTGGTATTGCTCCCTGTACTGCTGGTACAGAGGATCCGTCCCCATGTCATAGCTAAATTTCTTCCGGTTCCGGATCTGGTCATACAGGCTCGTCAGCTCATCGTCCCATCGCGACCGATACGCGCCCGGCTTGCTGGCCTTGACCTGCTCCAGATACGCCTGGGCCGCCTGCACGCTGCCCGACGGCGTATAGCCTCCCTCCAGTCCGTTCAGCTTTCTTCTCGTGTAGTCCGAAACACCGGACATGGTGTAAGGGCTGTTCCGGGTCTGGTAGCTTCCTCCATAGTTGCGCGTCGTCTGGTTCTTGTTCACCAGCTGCGACTGATAGCTTCCGTCCGCGTTCACGCCCGTGATGCGGTACGTGCCGCCGCCGGTCACGACCTCGTCGCCGGTCGAAAGCCCCGCCGGGGCCCTGCCGCCCGACTCTACTCGATATACGCTCATAGTCTCACCGCCTTAAAGCTTGAAATGTGTCGCGTACTGCTTCGGCATGTACGCCTGATTGTAGGCATTGAAATACCCCTGATAGTAGCTGTTGTACTTCGCCGCCTCGTTCGCATACTTCGTCGTCTCCCCGTTGGCGTCGCAGATCTTCATCCCCAGATACCAGCGGTAAATTTCATCATACGGCCACGGGATCAGCAGCTCCGTTTCCAGATCCACGTCCTCCCCGTAGCCCGTAAACGGCTCCGGTTCCTTCTCGTGCTCGTGCGTACAGATGATATCCCGATACACGATCCCGTCCAGCTCCGACAGCCACCGGACCTTATCCGGCGTCTCGTACTGGTTCGGCAGTAACCGGTCGACCGTCTCGATCGCTTCCCGAATTTTCATTTTTCCTCCTTACCAAAAGAAGGGGCATTTCTGCCCCTTCCTCTGCTTCATGCCGTCATGGGCATTCACTTGTCAGTTGTCCGCCTGCGCGCGGCGGAAGGCTTCTTCCTCTGCCATCCGCGCGTTCATCAGGACTTCATACACCGGCAGCGGGACCTGCACGTCCTTGCCCTTCGGCACCATGAACGTCCGGCCGTTCACCGCCACGAAGCGGCTCTGCTCCTCGTTCTCCTGCCCGCGGGGCAGGTAGATCGTCTTCATGACGTTCCACACGTCTTCCGGGTTTGCCTGTACAGCCGCCGCGGCGGTCTCTTTCGTTGCCATGCTATGTGCTCCTTTCTCAGTTCGCCTCGTCCGTGCCGGAGTATGCGCTGCAGCTCTCCACGCGGACCATGCGGTCCTCGTACAGCAGCTTCGCCGCCATCTCGGCCTTGTAGCCGACGGTCGAGAACTGGTTCAGCGGGCCGCCGATCTCGTCCTTACCCTTGACGATCATCTCAAGATTGCCGCCGTCCGGGTCGATCATCTTGTATGCGTCCTTGCCGAGGAACAGCGTCGCGTACACGCTGTAGTAGGTCGCAGGAGGCGAGCCGCTGTCGCCGGCCGCGCTCTTGACCGGGCAGGTCGAGTTGTTGAAGATCTTCGCTTCCGTCGTCTCGACGAAGCGCACGCCGTGCAGCTCGCCGATCTCACCCGAGAACAACGGCGTGACATCTGCATACTTGTGTGCCTCGACCCATGCGTCCGAGGACCGCAGGTCGTATGCGACCGACGGGTGGATGATGGCGACGTACTTTCCGTCGATCTTCGGAGCCTTCATCTTCTTCAGCGTCGTCACGGCCTTGTTGACCTCGTCCGGTGTCAGCTTCGCTGTCAGGTCGAGGCCTGCGCGGCTGGTGACTGCCGTATGCGCGCCGCCCGCTGCGACCTTGTCGCAGTACTGCACGTTCGAGCCTGCCACAACCGCGTCGCGCACGCGCTTGTCGATGGACGTGCCGGCGGAAGCGCCGAGTTCCTCGGTCGCACCCAGGATGACGTTATCCAGCGCATGCAGCTCCAGCTGGTCGGAGACCGTCACGTACAGGCCGATCTGCTTGATCGCGCCGGTCGTGCTGGTCTGGCCCATCTTCTGGCCGGTCGGGATGACGCCTTCGGTCAGCTCCTCCGCGTCCTTCAGCGTGTTCCACTTGCGCCACTCGACGGTCTTGCCGTGGTTGCGCGGCAGTGCCTGACGGCCTGCCAGCTGCGCATGCACGAGGTTCGGCCGTGCGTTCTCGAGCAGCTGCGTGTCGTAGAACGTCTTCATGGTCGGCGCGAGCGTGTCGTTGCCGCTGAATGCGGTCGTCTGACCGGTACCGGCGTTTACGTAGTTGCCGGTCGCGTTGACGAGCGTACCGGCGTCAGCAAAAAACTGAAATCCGACTTTGGATTTAAACATAGCTTCTTATCTCCTTTCTCAGGGGATCACTCGTTCCCCTCTTGCCGCGCGGCGGCGCATGTCCTCCACCTCCGCGCGTGACCAGTGTGTTTTCATCGGGACGTTCTCTCCGCCCGCAGCGCCGGAGCCGATCTCCTGCGGCCGCGCGCCCTGCGCCTGAATGGTACGCACCAGATTGTCCCGCGTCTGGTTCGCGACCGCCTGCGTTCTCGCCGCTTCGATTTCCGCCTGATGCAGAACCTCATAGGCCGTCTTTGCCGGGACGCCCGCTCCAAGCAGTCTTGCAAAATCCGGATTCTGCATTTCCGTCTCGAAGTCCGCGCCGTACCGCGCCGTCACATCCCGGGCAAAGTCTGCCTGGATCCCGGCGAAGGCTTCTCGCATCTGGTACTCCTGCAGCTGCCGCCGCATGGCCGTATTCTCGGCCCTGCCGGCGTACTCCTTTTTGAGGGCGTCCGCCGACATGCCCTTTTCCATGGCCTCCGCGCTATAAAGCCGCTCGTCAGCGGAAAAGCGCTGTGCCAGTGCCGCGAAGTCCGTCTTCCGCGGGTCCGACGTGTCGATCCCGTAGAGCGCGCCCAGCTGGTCGATGATCGGCGCCATCGCCTCGGCCTGCCCCTTGTACTGGTTCAGTCCGCGCACGCGCTGCTTTACGACCTTCTGCACCGCAGAATCAAAGTCCTGCTTGTACCGGCCCCGGATCAGACTGTCAAACGTTTCTTCCTGCTGTGTATCCTGTCCCTGAGCGTCGGGGACGGTGACCGGCTGCTGCTGCACCTGCGCCTGTGCGGCTGCCTCCTGCCCGCTCTGCTGACCGGCGACGTCAGCTGCGCCCATGGTCTGAGCGCCTGCGCCCGTGAATTCGCCTTCCATGCTGTAAATTCCTTTCTGGCGTTTATTCTAAAATCATCGTAGCACAAACTTTTCCTAACTTCACCCCACGCCAGCCAGAAATAATCTCGCCGGAATGGGCCGCCGCAAGCGGCGGCTCTTATCCTCTGAGATCATTTCTTCCTTTCCGACGCGCAAGCCGAGCTTGTGCGTCGGTTCTTATCCCGGCTGCGTGCTTTCTTCCGACTTTTTGCGCGCATTCTCCACGATCTTCGGCTCCTGCGTCTCGCCGGTGTTGATCTCCGGTTTCTCCGCTGCCGCGGCGCTCGCCTGCGGGACTGCCTGTCCGCCCTCCTGCAGGATCTGCTGCGCCAGCCCCTCACCCATGACCGGATCGTACCGGTCTGCCAACGCCAGTGCCAGCTGCTGCCACTCGACCAGCCGCTGCTGCAGGTCCGCGTTCTCCTGGACCTTCTGGATGATTGAGTCCTTCCCGTCAAAGTCCATCATGTCGAGCGTTGCAAGCGTCTGGTCCACCATCTGTGGGTTGAAGAACCCCAGCTGGAAGAACTGCAGCGCCAGCTCGTTCTGCGCCATGGACGTGTACTCGCTTGCCTTCTGCGCCGAGACCTCAATGTCGAAGACCGGTTTCCGCATCCCGTCCGGCTGCCCGTTCGCGCCGTAGAGCATCTGTGGCTGCAATCCCTGATTGCTGTACTGCACAAACTGTTCCGCTCCGCGCTGCCCGACGATCCGGAACTGCCGCGGCAGATCGTAGAACTGCCGGATCCGCTCAATGACCATCCGGATCATCCGCGCGTAGGCCCGGTAAGCCGACTTTGTGGAGTCCTTGCTGCTCCGGCCGGACGCCTCCTGCAGCGCTGCAATGGCCGATGCCGCCGTCACGCCGGAGCTCGTCGCGCCGTTGTTGACGTCCGTGTTTCCCGTCGTCCACTTGAGCTCCTCAATTTTGTTCTGCAAGATCGCAATGTAATTGCTGTTGAGCATGTTCACCTGGATCGGCTGCAGACTGTCCTGCCCCAGAGTCCCATCCACATGCACGAACGGCTTCGTCCAGTCCGCGAATTCCTGCTCGTTGACCGACCCGTCCGACCGCTTGAACCACCGAGGCGTCGTCGTCATGATCGCGTTCTTTACGATCGCCTGGTTCATCCGGTCGATCTGCTCCTGCGTCGACTTGCCGATGTCGATATAGCCGTATCCCGCTATGCTGCCCTCCACCGGGAACAGCGCGTCGACCACAAACGGGTATTCCCCGTCGTCATACAGGCCCGTCTCCGCCATGGGCTTTCCGACCGGCTGCTGCACGATGCTGCCGTCCGGCATGGTCATCGTGTCATACCGCTGCTCTGTGTCGTTCTCCGTCGCCTGCAGGATGGTGTCGCCCACCAGCTTCGCGAAGTGCAGCACCTGCCGTCCGTTCTGATATTTCTTGTAATACCAGTCCACCACCATCGACTTGTTGTCAAAATTGATGACGTCGTCCGTGTTGTACTTCTGCTGGATCTGCTGCTTGGAGTTGAGCTTTCCCCGCAGCTCCGGGTACTTCTCGATTAGCAGATCGTTGTCCACCATCTCCGTCAGGAAGATGTTCTTCGACTTCTGCAGATCCCGCACGCCCGGCTCCCAGAAGAAAGACAGAATATCCACCGGCTGCACCGAGATATCCCCGAGGCCGTTCAGCTTCGAAGAATCCCACTTCACGTGCCAGATGAGCGTGCCCTGCTTGAGCTTCGTCCACTGGCTGTCCGAATAGACCTCTTCGAAGTCGTTCTGTTCCAGAATGACCGGCAGCACTGAGGAAAGCTTCGCTGCCTCCTCCCGGTCGTCCGGTTCCCGCGGGCGGATGGCCGGGGCCGGATAGGCCGCGATCGCGTCCGCGTGCTTGCCCATAATGACGTTGAAGAGCCACGCCGACGTCCACTTGTCATCCTCCGGGTTCCCTTTTTGGATCCGCTGCCAGCTTCGCATGCGCCACCAGTCCTCCGACGCAATGACCCGCGCCTCCAGCGCACTCTTGCCCTGCCGGTATTTTAACAGCGTGTCCATGGCCTTTCTGGCCTGCTCTTCGCCGATGGCCTTTCGCGCCGTCATCCCGCTCGCCGTGTCATTCTGCATGGTCGTCTGCATCTGCTCTGTCTGCATTGTCCGCTTCCTCCTTCCGCAGGTCTTCCGCCGTGAGCCTCGCCACTTCGTTCTGGATCCCGTCCAGCACAAAGCCCACGATGACCGGCGGCAGCCCCGCCTCGTTGATGGCCTCGATCAGCCGCCCCCGCAGCTGCACCACTGCTTTTGTGATATTCATAGCTCCTCCTATCCGTTATAACTGCTGATTGCCCGGTTGAGCGCTTCCTTGAGCGCAGAATAGCTGTTTGCAAAGTACGTCGCTTCCAGCTTCGTCTCTGCCGATACCGTGCTGACGCTTCCCGCGCCTGTCAGATTCCCGATGGCGTTTGCCGCCTCGTTGTAGATGGCCGCCGTGATCGTCTGCCCGGCGTAGGCCGTCGTGAAGGAAATGCTCCCGTAGCCTCTGGCGACCCGGACCTCGTTGATCTTCGCCGTCAGCCGGTTCCAGCTCGCCGCCGTCAGGTATGTCACGGCCTTCCCCTCCGCGATATACGACGCATCGTCGCTCGTCCACGCGAAGGCCGCGATCTGCGCCTTTGTATCGCCGGATACGGTGTTGGACGTCTTCGAGTCCGTCCCGGCCTTGTTGACGATCCAGAAATAATACGTCGTGCCCGGGTCCAGCCCCGAGACCGTCACCGGTGAGCTGCCGATCGACTGCGATCCGATCGCCGTATAGCTCGTCTTTCCCCAGTAGAGCGTCCAGCTTCCGTACCCGCCGCCGTTTTTGTCCCACGTGACCGTCGCCGTGTTCTTCGTCAGCGTGACCCCGCTGATGTATGGTGCGACTGCCGTGATCTTCGTCTTGTAGTACACGCGCACGGCCTGCCCGCTCGTAATGGGGATCGTCTCCGTCGCCGCGTGATTTGTCGCATACCCTTCCGACGCGAGCCTGAAATACTGGAATTCATACTCCTGCGAATACGTCTGGTACTGCGTGCCGGACATGGACAGAAAGAACGAATTTCCGATCGTGCCGGAGACGGACCCGTCTGACAGCGTGTGCTGCCCGTCCAGGTAGTTGTAGATCGGAATCGTCGTGGTCTTGCTCTGGTAGTAGACCTTTACGGTCTGCCCTTCCTGGATGGGAATCGGGTAGTTCGCTCCATGCTCCGTGTTGTAGTTCTGCGACGAGAGCCGGAAGTACAGGAAATGATACTGCTGCGAGTACGTCTGATACTGCGTGCCCGCGGCCGAAATGTAAAACGTATCTCCGATATCGCCTTTGAAGGACCCGCTCGCCAGCTGCGTCAAATTATCCAGGTAGTTGAGGATACTGACCGTCGTCGTGCCCGCAGACTGTGCCAGCGTCCGCACGCTGATGGAGTTTGTCTCTGCGACAAGCGCCCCCGTGTTGCTGTTGTAGATCCGCACGCGGCAGATATACAGCGTGTCCGGCGTCAGCCCGGTAATGATCCGGCTTGCCGTCGTCGTGCCCGCAGTCGAGTCCGTCACGGTCGCCATGACCTGTCCGGCCAGGATATATTCATATTTTCGCTTGTATGTCGTCGTGGACGACATGCCGGATACCGTCAGCGTGATACTTGTCGGCGTACCCGATGCGCCGGACAGTGTTGCCATTCAGCCAGCCCCCTTATCCGAACACCGGCGTAATGCCGCTTACGCCGCCGGAAGCGATAAACCGGATACTCCCGTCCGATTTTATCTGCATACTGGCTGTCCCAGCCGCGTTCTGCAGATACACATCGCCGCTTGTCGAGCGCACGCGCACCGCCGGGCCGGACAGGTCGACCGCATAGGCCGCCGAGCTGGAGGACGTAAACTGCAGACTGCCCTCCGCGCCGCTGATCGTGCCGTTCGAGAAGTTCGTACCCGCGATCTCAAGACCGTTGCTGATGATGTTGATCTCATCCATGATCTGCTTGAGCTTCGTCTGGATGCTCGTACCATCGAGCTTCAGATCCGTTGCGTTGATCGTTCCGCCGATCTCAGCCCCCGTGCACGTCAGCTTGCCGTTCGCGTCGACCTTGAATTTGTCCTTGATGGAAAGCCCGCTCGTGCCGAAGTACATGCTCGCGCTGCCCCCAAATTCGTTGGCCGTGCGGTAAATGCTGCTTTCCGAGATCGTCCACGGCCCGAAGGTCGAGTCGGCTGCCGCCGTGATCTTCCCCGACAGCACCGCCCCCGCCGCCTCCAGCGTCCCGGATGGGAAATGCAGCTTCTTGTCGCTTAAATACGCGACCTCCTGCCCGTCCTGCCAGAAGCTCACCCGGTCCGGCGTCATCGTCACCAGCTCGTTCTTCGTCCGGTCGATGACCTTCTCGCCGCCATCCGTCACCGTCGTCTCGATGTTCCCCACGCCCACGCCGTAGACCGGCACAGCGTCCTTGTAGTACAGCAGCCCCGTCTTGATATACTGCTGCGAATTGACGGAAAACTGATTGTTGACGCCCGCCGTGTAGTCATACAGCTGTTTGATGCCGACGGAGTTTCCCTCGATCGTCAGCTGTGTCTTCTCGAGATACTTGCCGAAGTCCGAGATGGCCACATAGCTGCCGGACAGCTTCGTCGACCACGTCTCCGAGTTTGCCGCGGCGAAGTCCGCCGTCTTGATGATGAGCGCTTTCAGCGCTCCGTAGCCGGAGAGCGTCGTTTTCTTCTCCGCCTCGGAGAGGCTGTCCGCGTCGATGGCCTGCGAGATCTCCGTCAGCGTCGCCTTCGCCGACCAGTCCGCCAAATTCAGCTGCTCTGTCACGGAGCACAGATACCTGCGCATGCTCTCCAGCTGCTCCTGCGTCGTCTTCCCTGCGATCGACGGGTATGCAAGTGTCAAAGATCCCATTACGCATCACTCCCCGCTTCTAGCACCCGCGCCAGGCTGAACAGCTTCATCTCGCCCTTCCCCGTCAGCCGGAACTTCAGGTGGTCACATCTGGCCGGGCGGATGGGCAGCAGGAAGGTCCTGAGGCCTCGCCCCTCGATATGCCCGCAGTGCCGCCAGACGCCGTCGGAGTCGTACTGCACCCAGAAGTCGACCGAGGACCCCTTCGGCAGCTGCATCCGCAGGTTGATCCGGGACACATACTTCTTCCCGACGAGTCCATACGTCATGATCCCCGTTTCCGCCATCCAGCCTACCGGGCCTTCCAGCGTCCCAACGCTGCCGTACACAGTCCTGAGCGTCCCGTCCTCAAGGAAATACAGCTCATCGTCCACCCGCGCGAAGTCCTCTGCGTGGGTGCTGTCCTCCTTGTGCCACAGACCCTTGCGCGTGTCGTAGACGAACAGCGACCAGTTATGACCTTCATCCTCCATGCTGATGAAATACTTTCCTCTGGCGCCGCCGGCCACGGCGTTGTAGTAGAGCTTCATCCCGAAGCAGCTGCCGATCTCCTGCGGCAGACTCCCGTCGTACACGCAAACGCCCATCCGCGATTTGTAATACAGCCGGTCATCCACCACGACCAGGCTCTTGCTCGACCCATTCTGCACGCCCGCGCACTTCTGCACGACCACCTGATGCGCCCCCGTCGCCGACGGATACACCCGGTGGAAGCAGTCCTCCTTGAAGAAGATCGGGCTGTCCGCCAGCGTCGCCGCGCCGGTCCACTTCCCGTCCGTGCCGCAGCTCGCGCGCCACGAGTCCGTCGACACGCCCTGGTAGCACTCCCAGTTCTTAAAATCGCCCAGCTTGCAGCAGTAGATCTCATTGACGGTCTCTCCGTCCGCCACGCCGTACTTGCAGCCCCACAGCCGGTTCCCGCTCTCGGTGATGAAGTCCATGCTTGGGACCTTCCGGGCCGTCTTCACGGTCCCGCTCGTCACCTTCGTCGTCTCGTCGACGAGGCCGACGATCACAAGGTAGCTCTCGCCCACATCGTAGAGGATCTGGCTGCCGTTGAGCTTTTCGACCTGCTCGTTCCCGGTCAGCCCCGAAAGCCGGATGCCGTCGTATTGCTGAAAGCCCTTCCCGATGCCGTTCGCGGAAAGCTTCAGATACACCGTCGGCACGGATACCCACTGGCTCGTCGCCTCCGCCCACTGCTTGAGCGCGTGGAGCTTGCCGGACGTATCCAGCCAGTACTGCCCGTTCGACGGACTCTCCGGCTGGCTGGCCTGTGTGTAGCTGACCGTCAGCGCCGTCCCGTCGACGAGGCAGAGGGAAATTTCAACATTTGTGCTCGACGCGTCGACCACATTCTCCTGCCCCATGTACCCGTTGTCGGAATACTTCTCGGTGTTGAAGTAGATCCCATCCGGGAAAATGCACAGGTACGCGCCCATGGAAATGAGCTGCTTTTCCCCCGCCGAGATCGACACGGACGGCATATACGCCTCCATGGAAGCGCCGTTGATATAAAGCACCTGGTTCTGCACCCAGCACAGCGCATCCTTCGCCAGAATGCCCTGCACGCCCTCGATTGCCTGCGCCGTCCCCCGCCTTGGCCGCGGCGCGAGCAGCGGATACGCATCCGCCGACAGATTCTCCATGTCGTAAAACTCCCCGTCCGCGAGTTCTAGGTTGTGGTTGTATCCGAGAAAGACCTCCGTCATCATGGTCTGCTTCTCAGTCTCCGTCAGTTGTGGTGCCAGCATGGCCTTACCTCCGTTTCATCATGTCCAGCGGATCAAAAAGGATCCGCTGCTCTTTCACCGCGCGGATCGGCTTGATCGGCCGCGACATGCAGAAATATCTCCATTCGTCCGCGACGTGGTCTTCCATCTTCGTGTCCAGGTCTTCTGCCCGATGCTCGTCATAGATCAGCGTCGGGATCGTCCGGATGAACGCCCTGCAGGTGTTGAAGACATACATCCGCGGATATCCATCCTCGTCAAACTGCAGCCGATAGTGGCACTGCATCCAACCTGCAATGCGTTCATTGTCGCCAGGCGTAAAAAATACGCCGTACCGCGCAGCCGTGTCTGCGACCGATTCTCCGCGCGACGCATCCCAGATCGCGGGGTCCGCCACGCCGATGATGGTTTTCCCCTTGAGCCACGGGTGCTGCATCTCCGTTTTGTGGATCTCTTCAAACTGTTTGTCCGGTGTCCACTTTACGCCCTCGTTCGGCGTCCGCGTGCAGCCGTACAGCTCCATGATCCGGTAGATCGTCCCGTCATAGTCGACCGCCCACCATGCGCAGGAAAACGGCTTTCCATAGCCAAAGTCATAGCTCCGGCAGATCGTCCATCCGTCCGGAATCTCAAACGGCTCGATGACATGCGTCCAGCGCCGGTCCTTGTAATGCTCCGGCACGTCCCGGAAGTCCTCGAAGAACTGTCCCTCATAGACGTCCCAGCGTCCGTCCTTCCACGCTGCCCGCAGCGTCGGCGGCAGATTCTCCAGCTCGCGCAGGTAGTCAGGCTGCGTATCCATGAGGGCCTTGTTGTCCTCTACCTTTGCCTGAATGAAGAAATAGTCATTCTGGTCTTCATCTGGATTGAAATTCCGATCGACGAAGACACGCTTGAAGTATGCATGCCCCGGCCCGCCGGGGTTCAGCGTGTAATACGTCCGCTTTGGAAATCCATTCGTTCCGCGCACGCAAAGATTGATCTTGCGGATCCAGCTTTCCTGCAGCTGTCCGGCCTCGTCGATGAACACCACGTCATATTCCGCGCCCTGATACTGCCCCAGGTCCCCTTCGTTTGCGCAGTACCCGAAAGAGATCGTCGACCCGTTCGGGAAGCGAAACATTTTGTCCGAGCGGTTATATTTTGCGAACCCGGCCAGCTCCGCTGTCAGCTGCTCGATGTGGTTATTCTGCAGTTCTTTGTAGGTTTTCCGGACAATCAGGATCTTAATGCCCGGATACCGGAATGCCAGCAGCTTCGACTTTGTCCGCACGGCCCAGCTCTTTCCGCCGCCGCGCGCGCCGCCATAGGCGATGTGCCGGTGTTTGTCCTTGAGGAAGAGTGTCTGCTTCGGCTGCGCCCGCCCGAGATCCAGCGTTCTCATTCGCTCGCGTCCTCCGCGTCACATTCCAGCAGCACACGCGGCGTCTGATCCTGCTTTTCGTCCCCGGCGTCTCTGCGATACCGGAACCCATACTCCAGCGCGAACTGTGCCCCCCGCTGAGAATCCCGGTCGAACAGTTTTTCGGCCGTATATTGTTCCACGCGCGTCTGCGCGCGCGAAATCGTGTCCATAAATTCTTTCCTGGCCTTGTAGTTGTACAGGCTCTGCCTGCTGGAAAAGCCCAGCGCCAGCGCAAGCCCCGGTATCGTCGGCGGCTTCCGCCCCACCCAGACCGGAGTCCCGTCTTTCTGGTTGAAAACGATGCGCCCGTCCTTATCCCGCAGGATCTCTCCCTTGCAGCTCTCAAAATACGCCTCGATCAGCCCTTCGATCTGCTCCACGGATTCATACTTCGGTTTCCTCGCCATGGCTCACGCCTCCCTTCTGCTTTTCAGCATAGCGTATCCGGAAAATCTTTTCACCCCACGCACGCAGAATGAGCGCATACGGCGTTCCGCATGCGCTTCGGCTCTCATTCTGTTCTTTCGTAGTATCGGAGCTTCGCCGCCGCGATGCTGCACCGCACGTAGTCAAAGCTGGCGCAGTATCGCGTGATGTAGTCTGACGTCTCCCGCCGCTCAGGAAATGCGAGCACGCATTCTCCCTCGCAGCGTATCGTCTTTTTCCCGGCCGCCTGCCAGAATGGGCAGATATACTCCCTGTGCCAGTAGTCGCTCGTCCCTATCACCCTTTCGTTTTAAAACCTTACGCATATACAAGGTTTAATTTAAGCGGCTCCCGTTCCGCTTGTGCTCCGATCTTGGGTCGACTACATACTTATAATATTGATACCCGTACTTTGTCGTCCGGGCCTCTACGAGGATGTAACCTCGCGGGGCAACGGGCGGATGCTTGGGGCTGTACTCGCGCACGGCCTCGGTCGCAGGTTCCGGCTCCGGCCGGACGCAGCTGCGGCTGGCCTTGTACCGGTGCCCGCCGAATTCCTTTTTCCAGTGGCCGTGCAGGTAGTCGGCCAGCGCCTTATAATCCCGGCCGTGGTCTACTTTGTTTCCATTTTCGTCCATGTAATAGTTGTGTTCCCGTAAGTGCCGAACCTCGATCACGCTGCCGAGGCCCCAGATCCTGCCGATCTCATCCTCCGGAATGCCGTCCGAGATCATGTGCAGATGGAACCGGCTCGTTGACTTGCCCTGCCCGTAGACAATCACGATCTTGGCGTTTGGGTACTTATATAGTAGGCGGCGATAGAATCTGTTCCGAATCTGCCGCATTTCGGCAGCAGTATGTACCTCGTTCTCGGCGTCGAGCGTCAGCGTGGAATACAGGCTGGTCGGGCCGAAGTTGGCATTGACGAGCGCTTCCAGTTTCCCCTCTGAGATCTTCCGGTTGAATTCGTCCTGCTCTTCCCGCGTCTGGAAGCGCGGCTTCTTCGGCCGGCTGGTCTTCGGATCCGTGCCGCCCGCCACCGTGTACACGATCTGCTCGCAGACCCTCCCGGAAAACTTCCGGCGCTTGTGCCTCTTTGCCATCATCCACACCTCTTTCTCCTGGGCGGACAGAGCCGTCCGCCCCTACAGGTCTTCTGCCCGCTCAAAGCGTGGCCGGAAATTCCGGCCACAGTTTCAACGGTCAGTTCGTGTATCCGCATGCCTTGCATGTGCATACGTCTGTCTCAGCGTCCCATTCGCAATCTGATGCCCCGCACTTCGGGCAGTGCCCCCACGCACCTCGCGCTCCTTTGGGGTCTGGCCCCGGCCCATTCAGCTTTGCATACCATGGATCCCCTTTCGGGCCCAGCTCCTCCCAATGTGCGGTATGCTCACGATTGTCCCTGCGTTCCTCTCTTTCCTCCTCGATCCACATTTCCAGACGAGCAAGCTTTTGCCTTCTGGCTATCTGCACTTCCACTGGGACGCCGAACAGCAGCGTCAGCTCTTCCAGCGCGATCTGGACGTCCGCGATCTCCTCTGCGATCTCGTCATGGTTGTCGATTTCCCCATCGCCGATGAACACTTCGGCCGCAAATAGCTTTCGCTGCGCCTTGCACAGCTCCTTTGTCAGCTCTGCCATCTCTTCGATGGCTACAGTGACCTGCATATCGCCGCCGAATACCTCGATTGCGGCTCGATAGATTTTCGCTGTTTCAGTCATTCTGTTCCGCCTCCATTTCCTTGCGCTCCTGCATAAAGCCGTGCAGATAGAGCTGCAGGAGCTTTTGGGCGGTGTTGATGTACTTGTTGAGATCCTTCTTCCCGATCTGCAGTTTGCCTGTGGTTACGACGCGCAGGTCCGGCGTGCCGATGACCTGGATGCAGGCGGGCTCGTTTTCCTTCGGGCCGTCAGCCGTCATCTCAAACAGCGGAGGCGTCAGCTGGTCCATGGTGACGCGCGGCGGATATTTCTCATCCCGGAACTCGACGTACCAGCCGGCATCCTCCATGGACGTCTGGAATCCGCCGAGCTCGCCATAAAACAGCTCCATGATCTTTCCCATTGCGATTCTCCCTTTAAATTGTAAGTACTTCCCGCCTCGACTGGCGGGTGAATTTTCGTTCCGGGCAGAAGCGGCATTCGGTGCAGCTCCAGGCGCCGCGGTAGTTGTTGCGCGTCGGGCAGAGTGGGTTGTAGCAGATCCCGGAGCCTGCCCGCTGCGGGCCGCGGCCGAATTTTTTCTTCTTCGGTTCGGTTTTTGGCTTTTTGGCTGGATCCTTCTTGGTGACGAGCGTGGCCGCGCGTTCTTTCCGGAAGCAGCCGCAGCTTTTTGCATGCCCGTTCCGGAGGTATCTTCCGTCCTTGCTGCAGATGGTCCCGCATTTACACCGGCAGATCCAGTGTGCCGTGTCTCCTTTTTTGCTGGTATCCCGCCCGATGACATGCAAATATCCAAAGTCCATGCCCGTCAGATCGACTACGTGTGACATTTCCATTCTCCTTTCGTCAGGGGCCGGTCTCCCGGCCCCTATGCAGGGCGGACTTGCACCGCCTGCGCCTGCGCGTCCCCCTGTCGCCGCAGGCGAGCTGCCCTTGTCTGCTCAGACAGCTTCACATAAGGAGGTAACACGATGCCGCCGGGCGATCCCGACACCCGGCGTGGGGTAACGTTTACGGTTCCCATCCGCGCGCACGTTCCACACGCGCTTTTTATCCCCGGCCCGCGGGCTTGAGGTTTCGCGGGCCGGGTGCAGAGCCGGGGTGATCCTCCCGCAGCCGTCTCATGGCGGAGCGGCCGCGGCATAAGTCCGAAAAAATATGGTCCCCAGCTGATTGCCGCCATCAATCCTCAGGCTGGCTGATATCCTTGTGCCGCAGCCCGTCGGCGTTCTCGGTCAGCGGCAGCGCCTGCCGCCGCGCGTGCTCCTCCGGGGTCCAGCCGCACCGCGCGCAAAGATACGGCGCGAGCTTTGCATACGGACAGGCATTGCCCTGCTTCGGCAGCCCGCATGCCTCGCGCGGGCTGCTCTCGTTTTTTTCTTCCGGCATGTTTAAATCTCCTGTATGTCGATCCCATATTTTGACCGCATGAATTTGCGGTTCCGCAGATACTCCTTTGTCCGCGTCGGCTTGGACTTTACATCTTCGACGACGAGCTTGCCGCCAAATTTGTACGAAAAGTCCGCCGTGTACCGCACTGCGCGGATGCGCTCACCGGTTTCGGTGATGTAGCTCTCCTGCAAGGTGAACTGCGGCTGCAGGCGCAGATCGGAGATAATGCCAGCCCGGAGCATCACCATCAGCTCGTCATACCGCCGCGCCTCCTTCTGGCTGTCGAAGCGCAGCTCTCCGCGCTCGGCGGGCGTGCTGTGATACTTCGAGGCCTTCTTCGGCGCCGCGGCAGCCCCCGGCAGCTGCTGCCGTGCATAAAGCTCCCGCATCCGCGGCGGCATGTCCGCCATGCTCTCAAACCGCAGTCCGCTCATTCAGTTGCCCCCCAGCAGCAAAAATCGTCTGGTTCGACCGCCGGACTGTTGATAAATGACGTGCGGGAAAAGCACCGGCCGTTGATCCTGTAAATACAGTCCTTGCACCGCACCACCTCCGCAACGTCGGCGGCGGGCTGACGCAGCAGGAGCGTTTTCACACGCTGAGGCGTCCAGTACGGATTTTCCGCGTTGCAGGATTCAAAGTCTTCCAGTGCCTCGGTTCTGCTGATAAATTCTTCAGTCGCAACGTTTTCCATCGTCAAACTCCCTCCAAGTGTGATACAGTGCCCATGCCAGCGGGTCACGGATGAACGGCAGCTTTTTCGCTTCCGCATATTTTTTGTCTAGGATGCTCATGGCCTTCTTCCACGCGCGATCTCCAACGTGCAGTTCGGCGGGAAAGCAGACCTCCGCAACGTTGGCGGCGGGCATCCGCCTGATTTTATTTCTGATCTCGTCGATCATCCGGTTTTGCGCCGGGCTTCGGCACGCGCCGTATTGACTTGCCACTGCTTTCATCGCAGCGTCCCGCCGGATATATTCGTCAGCCATCCTTCTTGCCCTCCATTTCCCGCAAAGCCCGCTCGGCTTCGGCGCGCGTCAAAAATATGCTCTTCCCGATTGCATTTTTATCGAAAGCCGGGCCGCCTGCCGTCTCGTAGATGACCTCGCGCACCGTGTGCTCATACACCCTCACCCCGTCAGTCTCGTACACCTTGCACGGCAATATAATGACGCGCCCGTCCTTGTCGGCCTCGGCAAGCTCGCGGAGGCGGTCAAACCCGCCGCACAACTCGGCAATGTCCTCGTAGGCTTTCAGCCGTCCGTACAGATCGCGGGCCATCTTGCGGAAAATATCCTTGCCAAAGCCGTTGCTCGTTGGGCCGTTGATCAGCACGTCGAGCGTGCTGTCCCGGCTCTGCTTCCAGTCGATTTCCTTGCCGCCGATCGCGGCGTGCAGAAATCGATCGGTAGCTGGGTCTACGTTGATATTAGGACTTGTCAATCGTTCCATATCTCTTCCTCCACATAGCACCAGCTTTGTGGTGCTTTAGTAATCGCCGCTGGAATTATGCAATTTTCATCATAGATACAGGCTGTGCTTTCGTACCCACTCTTGTTGCATGATTTGCATTTTTTCCAAGTGTGAAATTCTATCAGTTCCTTCGGCGTATCGTAGATTTTCAGGTTGGAGATATGCCAGCCATACATCGGCGACTGCATTGCATATGCCGCCGCATCGTATGCGCTCATGCAGGCTGCTCTGTAAAATTCTTCATTGTGCCCATACGTGCGATCTTCGATGATCTGATCGCACAGAAATTCCCCGACGACTTTGCCGTTTCCGCATTTGTAGATGTAGCACTTAAACGGCGGGTTCATCTTCGGGCGTGTCCTGCGCACCTCAATGGTCTTCCGCCCTGCCATGATCTTCTGGCACCACTCCGGGCGAATGCTGATCAAAACAGCTTTACTCATGTCTTGTCTCCTTCCTCCCGCTCAAACCGAATTTTCATTTGTGCGGGGCAAATGTCTACCTCCGGGCGGCGCTTGCCTGTCCAGCGAAGCCCGCCGGCCTGTCCGACGCACTTCCATCCAGCCGCCTTGAGGCTTGTCCCCGACTCTGTATCGAGGATATATGTAATCAGTTTGTGATAGCCCATCGCACGGGCGGCTCTCCACGCAGCTGCATATAGCATGCTGCACGCATTCCGCGTGCCGTCCGTGCAGCAGCGGTTTACCTCAAGCGTCCATCCATCATCCAGATACCGTGCAACGGGTCTCCCGATGATCGCCACGCCTACGATTTGCTCTCCGTCTGTGCAGCCAATGGAAAATTTATGCCCCACCACCGGCTTGTGGTGCCGGTGGTGCTCCGCGACAAAGGCGTTTGCCTCTGCCAGCGATACCGGGCAAATATCAAGCATCTGCCTTGTCTCCTTCCTCCGGTGCGCCGCGCCATTCCCAGTTGTCTGAGCTGCTCCCGATTCCGGAGCATTCCATGCACGCGCAATCCGGTTTCTTTGCGCAATTATCGCAGTCTTCTTGGCCGGTCGGCTTAAACCCTTCCGGGCAATCCTCAAACCTCGCACAAAACATGCAGCCAGCTTTCCGAATCTCCTTTTTCAGCGCCGCGTTCTCGGCGGTCAGGCGCTCGATGGTTTCAGCGGCTTTGGCCAATAAATTCTCTTGGCAGCGCTGCTTATCCTCATGCATGGCGCAGCCTTTGCAATCGCCCTCTGCACAGCACCGCAGTGCCTGCACGATTTCCTGCCTTGTCATGGCGTATCCTCCATTCCTTCAAGAACCATTTGCCCCGGCAAAACGCCATCCTCCATCCACCAGTGCATCACGTCCTCGCCGGTCTGCCACGTGCACGGAAGTTCTCGCTTGCGCCGTTCCGCAAGCATCCTGTCAAACGCTCGGATATACGCGGCCTTGATCTTCGGATAGCGCGAGAACTCCGTGTTTCTGTGTTTCCCTGCCATTGGGCACCCAATGCACCCCACGCGCTTCCATCCGCATTCATACAGCGGATTCATGCAGATCTTTTCGGCAGAAGCGTAGTCCAACACATCAGAGTCCGTCCAGTCGATGATTGGATTGATCGTCCGCGTCCCCTTGAGCTGGCAGTTTTCCATCATCATTCGGCTTTCGTCGTTGTCATTCATAAGCGTCAGCCGCTTGTCTTTGCTCTTATGCAGTGCTTCCATAACGCCGCGATATTTCCGCTTTTGTGATTCCTCCCAGCGAACTCCAGTTGCAATCCATCTTCCTTTTCCACCGCCCTCTTTGAGTTCCGCGCAGCAGTACCGCACCAGGCGTGTCGGCGGCATGAGCTTTCTCGGGATCAGGTTCCACATCGTCACGTTCCCGCCGTCCGGCGTCCGGTGCGTATCGATGGTGCATTTTACGCCTGCCAGCTCCAAGTGCCGGAAGGTGTCTCGGACGTGCCAGACGGTCTCCGGCGCGTCCGCCGTGGTCAGCGAATGCAGCACCTCATACGGGATTCCAGATTTCCCAGCCAGATGCAGCAGCACGTCAGAGTCCTTGCCGCCCGAGTACGTGATCACCAGCGGCTGCTTGTACAGCCGCAAGCTCATCTCCGAGGCCATTTTCAGCCGCTCAATCGCGGCTCGCTCTAATTCCATTTCCGTCCTCCCTCCCCGGCGTAAGCTTCGCCAGCATAATCTGCCCCAGATCCGCAACGTAGACCAGCCGCCCGCGGCTGTACACCATCAGCTTCTCGCCCTGGATCTCCATCCGGTCTGCCTCGATGTTCGTGATATCCTGGCAGGCGTCACATACGAACCTCATACCAGCGCCCCCGGCCGGGTGTCCGGCGTGTAGTGGAGCTTGGTCGCGCGGGCGTTCTGATGGTACTCCGGGCGGGTGAATTTATAGCCCCAGTGCTTGGCGGCGGTGAAAAGGGCCGCATAGCCGTCCTCGGCGCGGACGGTCACGTTCTGGTCTCCATATGTAACGGAAAAGTGGTTCTGGCCGGTATATCCGGCCTGTGCGATCACGGCGGGGCGCCGCGGCGCCCGCTCGCCGGGGTAGTCGATGCTATTTCGCAATATGTTTGCGCCTCCTTATCTGGTTGTCGGCATGGACCATCTGCTTTCCCGCTGCAAGATCGGGCTGCAGGCTGTCCCTGTCGCGGTGGTTGACGTCGTAGATGTGGTTCCGGATGCTCTCATATAGCGTCCAGGTGCAGCACCCGGCGCGGCATGTGCCGCTTCGGTCCGGGCAGTTCCGTCCGCAGGGCGGCGGGATGGGCCGCATGCGCGGCGCAAAATAATTCACTCCGCTTCCTCCTGTACGTGCTGCAGCCAGGCCGCGAGCTTTTGCAGCGCCGACTCGCGCTGCAGCAGGTCTTCGACTGTGTCCCGGTCGACGCGTGGCATGCTCTGCAGGATCTCCCGGTCGTTGGCACAGTCATCGGCAAAGGCCAGGACGGCGTCGATGATGTCGGCCAGCTGATCCGGCCGGAGCTCGACCGTGATCTTCTGTTCGTCCATCACAGGATCCCGTAGGTCGTCAGGCCCAGCGCGATCGCGCCGGTCGCGACGCAGGCGTCGGTCATCTCTGCGTACCCGGCGATCACCGCCAGCACAAAGGCCGCGCCTCCCAGCCACACGCAGCAGGTCTTCGCCACTCGCCGCATGGCCTCCCGGTACCGCAGCTCCTCCAGCAGTCGCTCCTGCCGCTCCCTGGTCTCTTCCTCCGGCTCATACCCGAGCCGCTCCGCAAGGTTAGTTCTCATTCTGCGTCCTCCTTCGTCTCCGGCAGACGTTCTGCCGATTCTACCAGCGCCATAAGCCGCTTGTAGTACTCCGCCCTTTCCCTGTTGCGTTTTGCGAGGTTTGCATGCTTTTCAGACAATTCCGCCGCTCGCTCGTGTGCAGCCATGTTCTCGTACTCATTCGCCGCGTTGTTTGTTACGATTGCAAACAGCTCCAGCGTGTGCTTCAGCTCAAACCAATCGTCTCCGCTGAGAATCAGTTTCCGCATTCCGTTTATCCTCCTTCGCTTCCTGCATCCGCCTGACGAGCCGCGCCAGACGGGCGTTTTGCGTCACGAGCTTCTGCGCGTCCAGGTCAAGCCCCTTGCGTTTCAGTCCGTTAATGATCTGCGCCGCCTGGCACTCACACACCATCGCCGCTTCGATCAGATCATGCAGCTCCTGCCCGCTCAATGTGAGGTTGTAGGTCTTTTCCTTCCCCATGGCTCAGCCTCCTATCTCTGCACCATCCACCGTGCCAGCTCCGTGAGCGACACCGTGTACTTGTTTCCGATGTGCCGGGCCGGGAACCGCCGGTCGGCCAGCAGCGTCCGCCGGTCGATGCCCAGCGCCGCCTGGCATTCCGTGATCCCGATGGCCGCCCGGCCCGGAAACATATCCGTCAGCAGCTCCAGCTGCGGCCGGTATCCTTCCAGCTCTCTCGGCATAATGCTTTCCCCCTTGCCGTTTTCCCCTGCGCTGTGCTATCCTTGATGCGGGAAGCGATGCGCAGGAGATTTTCATGAATATTTTTGATAGACTTGATTTAGAAATGCAGTATTCCGGCTCCATCGATAAGCCAGTTCCGATCTACTGTCCTGTTCACGGCAGGACAGAAACGGTCTACTTTAACTTCACCCAATGCCCAAAACCGCCCGGTTTTGAGTTCGCCGCATGTGACAACTCCGAAAACGATCCAGAGTGCCTTTCCTGCTGCACCCGGGCCGAAGCCCTGTTCCAGCGTCTTTATCCCGGCCTGCCCCTTCTTCGTTCTTCGGACTGACGCCATTCCGACACGCAGCGCATCGCTTCCTCTGCCCGCGGCCCTTCAAGAAAGTCCCGCCTGTATGCGCGGATCGTCTGCGCGTCTGTTCCGTCTCGGAACTCTGTCACCCAACAGTTCAGATATCTCTGTGCATCCTCGATGTCTTTCAGGGTCGCGTTCAGCTCAGTCGCTGCTTCCAACACCCGCTCGGCCAGCGCCAGCGCCTTTGGTGCGGTCGCGCGCATATGCTCCTCGCGGATCCACTGCTGCGGTTCCAGATCCAGTATGTTCATCATTGATCTCACCTCGCTCGGTTTATTCTTTTTCTCTCTCTCGATCTTCCCGACGATTCCTCGGATTTTCTCAGCCGTTTTGTACCGGTATGCCGCTACCTCGCGGAATTTCGTCCGTTCTTCTGCTGTTCTTACCCCAGCCTCTGCGGCCTCGGCCCACTTCCGTCCGTTCTCTTCGGTTCTATCGGCCTCTTCTAAAAGGATTTTTTTAGCAAGATATTTCTCAGCTTGCGTCAGCTTTGGCATCCCCTCACGCCTCCTTCTTCTCGCTCATCAGCTTTGCCGCCGTAGCCACGCCCTGCATATAGGCGATCATGACCTCGATCTGCTGCGGGTTCATGTGCTTCATCTCACGCAGCACACCCTCGACCTGCTTCTTCTGTTCCTCTGACATTGTTCTCACCTCGCTCGGTTTCGTGTTTTCTTTACCTAGGCACATCATATATTGCCTTGAGCAATTTGTCAAGCATTATTTTTTGTCTGGGTAAAAGTTTTTGTTGACTTTCCATTCTCGGTGTGCTAACCTGTCATCAGAAAGAAGGTGAACCCATGGAGACAATCAACGAACGAATTGCGTTCCTTATCTCCGACCTTGGGATATCCAAGACCAAGTTTGCAGAACGTCTGAACATTTCCCCCTCGTTTGTAACCAGAATTTGCGCGGGTGATAAAATCCCCAGCGACCGCACTTCTTCTGATATCTGCCGGGAATTCAACGTCTCTCTTGCATGGCTGGAGGACGGCGAAGGGGAAATGTATGTCCAGCGCAGTGAGAATGAGCGCATGGCGATGCTCTTTACCGACGTTCTGGCCGAAGCCGACGAATCCACACGCAAACGCGGCATTGCAGCCGCCCTCGAAATGCCCCCGGAGTTCTGGGACAACATCCTCGAATACGCAAAAAAAATCACCGGAAGCAAATAACCTGCTTCCGGTGTTCTTTTTCTACAAATTTCGCATACAACATTTGTGAAACATTGCGGTTTGAGATTGGCGAATTCTTGCTTTACAATAAAAGTAACATTTTGGAATGGAGGTTTTGCTGTGAGACGTTTCATGCGAACCTTGGGCCGTGTTAGTTTTCCATCCCGAATTTTCAGTTTTTTCCTTGAAATCGGTCATGTTGCCTGCATTTTCGCGCCGCTCACCATGCTTGGATTGTCACCGCTTCTCTCCTTTTTGATTGCAGCTGTTGTATTCTTTCTCGACAAACCCGCTCCAGTGATTGCATGGCTAGCTCATCTTTCGATTTGGATTGCCTCTATTTTCTCCGCTGTTCATTGCCAAGAGCCGAAGCTTTTAACGCTGTACCTTATCTGCGCTGTCGCGTATTTTATCGTAGAAATTCTCTGCACGGGCTTTATTGTGATCTCCGGTTCAAAACAGTCCACGCGCTAAAAGGTATACCTCCACATGACATATTACGATATCCTCGGCGTCCCAAGATACGCCACATTCGGCCAAATCAAAACCGCATATCGGGATCAGATGAAATTCTTCCATCCTGATGTCTTCGACGGCAGCCCTTATGTCGCAGAAGTGAAGTCTAAGCAGCTGAATGAAGCGTACGCGATTCTTTCCTCACCGTCGAAGCGTTACGAGTATGACAAGCAGTTGTATGCTGACGATCAGTCTTACTTGCAGAATATATTGAAATCTCGTGAGGATCTTCGCGAGCAAGCTGCCAAGGATAAATCCGAAAGTGAGAAATACGTCACCTTCGTTCGCAGCGAATTAGAAAAGTCCAACCGAAAGTTCCGGAAATTCCGCGGCTTCTCGATTCTTACCATGTTCGCGTTGGTGCTTACTTTCTGTATCTACGTTGGGAGCAATTCAACACCTGCAGCCCACATTCTCGAGTCCGAACGCTCGCAAGCTTATAATGCCGGTTTCCGTGCTGGGGCCGGGGTTTCTTCCAATACAGAGAAAAACAAATCCGAAAGTGTTTCAGAAGAACCACTCTCTGAATATGATTCCCGGCCCGTTTGGATAACCCCTTCCGGCAGCAAATATCACCTGCGAAGCTGCAGCGCAATCAGCGGGCACGACATTGAGCGCACGATCCGTATTGAGGCAGAAAAGGCCGGATACACCGCCTGTTCAAAATGCAAGCCCTAATGCTCCTGCCGGAACGGTTTCCCGTTCCGGCTCTTATTTTATGATGCTCCGCAGGAATCGCAGGATGATTTTCAGCTGATCCAGTGTGGCCCGCTCTAAAATGTTTTCAATCTGTTCCATCGTCTTTTCCATTCCCGTCTCCATTTCTCCACAAAATTCCCGTTCATTTTTTGTTAATCTTTGCCTCTTGTTCGTGCCTCCCGAAAGTTGTAAGATATAGGTAGGCGTCGCCCGCGCCGCTGGCCGAACAACGGCGCGGGCTTTTGCTTGCGCAGGCGACCGGGAGCCGTCTGTATCTGAAGCATGGCATACGCTGGTTGGGTTTGTAAACCTGTCGGGTTGGTTTTCAGCGTAGGTTTTTCTGAAATCTTACTGCCACAGGTGTGGTTTTTATATATGGAGGGATGGTTTTTGTCAGAAAAATTGTGGGAAACATGCCGCGAAGCAAAGGACACCATGCAGCCGCATAAGACGAATCAGGATATCGCTGACGAATCCGGCGTATCCGTCAATGCCGTCAGCCAATTCCTGCGCGGCGAGACTACGAAGCCGTACATTAATACCGTCGGCCCGATTTGCGCATCCCTCGGCGTATCACTGGATGAGCATTTCGGCGTCCCGCCTGCCGATCCTGCCGAGTCTTCCGATGCTGAAAAACTCCGCGCCGAGAGCGCGGCCCTTCGTGCGCAGCTTGCCCAGCAGCAGAAGTCCCTGCACATGCACCGACTTGTGACGCTCATCCTCTTGGGTATTCTTTTGCTGTGTGCCCTTGCGCTTGTGGTCGACGTGCTCAGCCCATCGATCGGCTGGTTCCGCGCATAAATCAAACCGCCCCGGCCCAGCGCCGGAGCGGTATTCTTGGAGGTTTTACGATGCCAATTCCCAAATATTATGTCAGGCCGGACGGCCTGCATGAATCCATCATCACAGTCAACGGCAAGCGCAAAGCGTTTCGCGGCAAGACAGACCGCGAAGTCTGGAACAAGATCAAGGCCTACCGCGCTGAAGCCGAGAAGCCAAAGACCGTCCCGTTCTCCGACGTCGCCCACGCCTGGTGGAACGAGATCGAGCCAACGCTTGCCGCAAATACGCACAAGGGCTATAGTCCCGCATACGACCGCGCCGTCGAGCAGTTCGGCCCAGAGGACGTCTCCACGATCACGGCCAAGGAGATCGAAACGTACATCAATCAATTTTCCAAAACACACGCGAAGAAGACCGTCATCACCCAGCGACAGATCATCCGGCAGATTCTGAATAAGGCCCAGCGCGAAGGGTACATTGCCTTCAATCCCGCCGAATCCGTCCTGCTCCCGAAGAACCTCTCACAAAAGAAGCGGCACGCGCCGCCCACCGACCAGATTCAAAAGATCAAGTCTAACGTAAATGACGAATTCGGCCTTTTCGCTTTCCTGATCTATTATACCGGCTGCCGACGCGGCGAGGCAGAAGGGCTGATGTATGAGGATATCGACCGCGTGAAAAACCGCATCAGCATCAGGCGCAGCGTCTACAACGTCAGCACCAAGCCGGAGATCAAAGAGCCGAAGACCGCCGCCGGTATCCGTTCCGTTCCGCTCCTGCCCGCTCTGGCTGCCGTCCTCCCGGATAAAAAACACGGTTTTATCTTCTCCCCCGACGGCGGCAAGTCTCCTTCGCCCGACTGGATCATATCCCGTAACTACGCGCAGTACCAGAAGCGCACCGGTGTCACCGTCTCCCCTCACGAGATCCGCCACGGCTACGCGACCGCCCTGCACGAAGCGGGCGTCGACTACAAAACCGCCCAGCAGCTTCTCGGCCACGCCCAGCTTTCCACTACCATGGACATCTATACCGACATCCTCGACACCAGCATTGATAAGGTCGCCGCCCAGATGGACGCGGCATTTTAATTGCACCTTTTTACTGTGTCGGTTACTGTGTTTATACCCATGTATTTTCCCGCTTAAATATGCTAGAATATGCTAAGTCCATTCTCTCAGCATTCGTTTTCATTTCCCCCGTTTTATTCTGCATCCCCCGCATTTCCCCGTTCAATAAATAAAAAAGAAGCGCAGGAATTCATTTTCCTGCGCTTCCCTTTTTGGCGGAGTGGGAGGGATTCGAACCCTTTTAAGCACACTGAATTTCAATGTTAAATTTGATTTCTGTGTTTAAATTGTGTTCAATCCTCATTCTCGCATTTTTATTTCGCAATATGCTCATAGTATTCCATCAGCTTGCGCTCCGGCCCCGGGCCGTCCTTGTCGAGCAGAAACGCCTTTGCCAGCGCGGCGTAGAACTCCGGGCGGTTGAGGCCGAACTCTACGGCGACTGGGTAATAGTCCGAGTACATCATGTTCATGGTCACGCCCCACGCCCAGCGCGGGACCACTGGTGTCTGAATGCCCATGCTCTCGGCCACGGCCGTTGTCTGTTCCATCGTCCAGTGCGGGCCGGTCGTGCCGTCTGCGTTGCGCATGGCTGCCGCCCACTGCATGGCGGTCGCGCGGTCAAACTCGACCGTCTCCGGCTCGTCGTGGTCCTCGAGCTTATCCAGCCGGCACAGCAGATCTGTGACTGCTGCGGCCTGCTCGACCGTACGCATGGACACCGGGCACTCCGCGATCTCCCGCAGCGCGGCGTGGAGTTTGTCTTTATACGCCTGCATGATAGCACCTCATGCGAGCTTGAGCAGCCCCGTGCAAAGCTCGATCACGGAGCCTGCGGCCGTGCTGTCGGTCGTCGCCACGAGCGTGAATGTATGATTGACGCAGCAGCAGCACCCGGACAGCTCCAGATCCGTCTCCGTGTGGATCTCCGCATTGCCGGATGCCGGCAGCGTGACGCGCTTGAGCGTGCAGGGCAGCGCGACGCCGTCCATGTACCACTGCAGGGTCAGGACGCCCGCGGCCGTCGCCGCGATGACCGCATCTGCGGCCAGATGATACAGGCCGATCTTGACCGTGTCGTAGCTCTGCGGCTCGACCTGGATGGACGAACCGGAATTGACGACCTTTGCCCCGGCCAGCGTCAGCACGTTTTCGCTGTCTGCCGCGAGCAGTTGGGGCGCGTTATTAAAATATCGGACGCATGATTTTTGATACGCCCGATTTCCATTGCCGTTATTACAAGCCATTTTCATTACTCCTTCCGTTTGGGCTTATGTGAAGGGGCATTATGCCCCGGATAGCTATATCAGGATGGGTCCGCGTCAGCCGCCGCAGCCGCACGGATTGCAGGGCGGGTTCTGGTAGTACCTGCCCAGCTGGCCGAGGATGTACTGCGACTGCATATAGTCGTTGTTCGCGGCGCGGCTCTGTGCGAGTTCGTCGCGCAGGCGCTGGTTCTCCTGCTGCTGCAGGAGCGTTCTGGTCGCCTCGCCCTCGGCGTGGATGGCCGTCTTGATCTCGCACGCGTTGATGCTGGAGTTGTAGTTGACGCCGTCGATCGCGCGGAGAATGTCGCAGCAGCACTTCTGCTGCACAGAGATGCCGCTCTCCGTGACGGACTGCAAATCGCGCAGCTCGCCGAGGATGTTGTAGGCGTTGTCCTTGACGGCGCTGGTGACGTCGTATGCGCTCTGGCGCGTTGCCGCGACACCCTCGTTGTTCTGGCGCTCGAGGGCTGCAAAGTCCGTCGCGCGCTGCACGTCGGCCTGGGTCGCCGGGGAGCTCTCGCCGCTGCCGCCGAAGCCTCTGCCCGCGAAGAGCAGGAAGAACAGCGCGATCAGGATGACAATGCCCCATCCGCCGAAGCCATAATCCTTATCCATGGTTTTCCCTCCTTTCTGGGTGGAATGAAATTTGATAGGCGCTTTCGCGCGGTATCACTTGCCGATCTGGCCGACGAGCTCGCCGACCGTCTTGTTTTTGTTTGCCTCGAACCACGCCTCAAAGCCTGGCTGCGAGGCCAGGAAGCTAAGCACCATCTGCGGGCTCTGCCCCTGCAGCGTCGTCTTCGCTGTCTGCAGCAGACCGTTCAGCAGCTTGTTTCCCCCGCCGTTTCCGCCCATCAGGGCCATAATCGGATTTTGCATTGAGCTTTCCCTCCAGTTCTTCGATTTTCCCGGCCATGCTCTGCAGGCCGGCCGTGATCTGTTTCAGCTGCTCCTGCAGCTGGTTTGCCGCCTTTTCCTCTTCTGTCGGCTCCGGGAAGATCCGGAACCGCGCGATGGTCTTGGCCGCCATGCTGTCCGTGCGGATGTAGTACAGCAGGTTCTCGGTCTCGTGCAGCGCGAGCGCGTTGTCGTTCGGCTGCATCTGCAGGTTGTTGATGCTGGCCTCGCTGGCCACGGTCAGCACGCCGAGCTTCGGCGGCTGCGGCGGCAGCTGCGGGCCCTGCGGCCGCGGCATGGGCTGCAGCTGGATCTGCTGCGCGCCGTCCATCTCCCAGCGGCCCGTGTACGGGTTGTACGCCATGCGGTATCGCCCCTTTCTGCTACCATTCTAGCGTTTCCCCGTCCCCGCTGGGGGGCATTTGTGTACCATTTGTGTACCATTTGTGTACCATTTGTGGGACATGCGGGCATAGAAAAAGCGCCATGAGCCGTTGCTCATGGCGCTTTCTCTTTGTCCGTTTTCCCTACCAGACGGCGGGCGGTGTTGTAGATGTGCGGCAGGCGGCGGGAGATGGTTTTGCGGTCGACGCCGATCTCGGCGGCCGCGTCCAGCTGCGGGAGCCTGCGCACGATATAAAGCTTCACGATCTGCTGATCGATCTGATCCAGTATGCCCTCGTCAGTGACGCGCTCCCAGTCGCTGCGCGTGAGGTGTTCCAGCTCCTTCGGCAGAGCCAGCCGCGCAGTTATGCTTTCGTCACTCCCTTCGGCCCGCCGCCGGGCAGGTTTTATCTCATGGCAGCAGCCAGTTTTTTCAGGAGATCGTCGCCGTATTTGTAATCGGCAAGATACTTGATCGTGCTGTCTGCCAGTCCGGCCTTTGCCTTGATGGTCTTCTTGGCGTCCTCGACGGCCTTATCGACGGTTTCCGTGTTGTAGTCCACCCACGGGAGCTTGCCGTGCTTCTTCCATACACGGCTGTTGTAGCCGCCCTTGACGCCGATGTTGCCGACGCCGGTGATCTGCACGCCATTATCCCAGATGGGCGTACACTCAACGGCCATGCCGTCTCCGATGTACAGGCCCCAGTGTCCTGGCATCCACAGGCCTTCTCCTGGGACGAGCTTGTCCCAGCCGGATGCGGAGACGTCCTTGCATTTTGCAATCATGCCGTCTGCGGAGACGTCCGGGACGGCGTTTCCGGCGTAGCGGGCGCCGCCGTGGTAGGCATTTTTGTTGCCGTTCCAGCCCCACAGGATCCCCTTTGTGAGATTCACGCAGTCGAAGCCAAAGTAGCCCTTTCCGATCAGCCCGCGGAGGCTTGCCTGCTTCGCCGCGCCGTACCAGTCCGGGTACTGGTTCGCCTTTTCCGTGATAATGCCGTTCGTTACGGGCGAGCCGAAGCAGCCCCACATGTAGACGGTCTTGTAGTTTTTCGCGACGTCGATATGCTTTTTGACTAGTTCAGACGCTTTCATGACACTCATTTCTGCGCATCCTCCTTCGTGCTTCCGCCCTCGATAGCGTCCTGCACCTTCTGGCTCTGCGTGCCGAAGTAGAAGGTGATGACCGTCAGGAAGATGGTCAGGAAGTCCTTGCCGGTAATATCGCCGCGCAGGGCGAGGACAGCAAAGATGATGGTCAGGCCGAGCGTGACGATGGATTTGACACTCAGCAGATTGCCGAGCCGCTTCTTGATGTTTTCCATAATCAGCCCTCCACCTTGATTGCGCGGTTCTCGAACTTTTTGTAAGCGTCGAGATAGATTTCCTGCTTGTCGCCGTTGAGCGTCAGTTCATAGTACATGCCGTCGAACAGCGTCGTGGAAGCTAGCGCTTTCCAATTCTTCAACGTTTTGCAGTACCACACGACGTAAACGTCATCAGGGCTGATCTGCTTTCCGTCGCTCTTGTCTAAGTGTTCGTTGGTGTAATCAGTCACCAGCTTTTTCACAAGCTCAAAAAACTTCTTTTCTGTCATTTTGTATACTCCTTTCGTTATTCAACCGGGTCGTTTTTCTTTGCGAATACGCGCTTGAAGGCCAGCAGCAGGAGCTCCCCGCCGAAGGCCGCAGCGGCGAAGGTGAGCACGGCGGTCAGATCGATTTCGAGCGAAAACAGCACGGCGATTGTCTCCAGCGCGACGGCCCAGATCAGCGTCAGCGTTAGGGCCTTGATGCAGTAAACGACAATGGTACGCGACATTTCGCCTTTCGTCCATTTGCTTTTCCCGCTCATTCCTCCGGCTTCGCCCCCTTCCCACATTGCGCCTCCAGCTGGTGCAGGAACTTTTTTACGTCGCCGTTCCCGCCCATCTTTTTATACTTCTCTCCGGCGATCAGGCGCTCGGCCATTGGCATTTCCTCTGACATGATGGTCAGACGGAGGATCGCCAGATACTGCTCGTCCTGATGCGTCTGCATCTTGTCGAGCTTTTTGTCGATCTCGCCCAGATGGTCGCTTTGGGAGTCTGCCCGTGTTTTCTTCTTCTGCGCTGCGCCGACGATGGCCTGAATGACCGTCGTCAGCGCGGACGAGCCGAGGACGGCGCAGATGATCGTGATGGTTCCAGCATCCATGTTTTTACCTCTTTTCTGTCTTCGCCTGCCACGTGATATCCCTGCCGCAGACGCCGGTCAGGCGGTCGCGGAGGTAGTTCAGCGCCGTCCCGACGCGGTTGAGGTCGACGGCATAGATCATATCCACATGATTAGAAACACCACGCTGCCGCAACACCATTCGTTTCGGACGCGACGTACCATTCTGCCGTACCGTCGAATCTAGTTCCACAGAAGCAGGTAGAGCTTCTAGCCCTCGGCGAACGCAGCCACCACGTCGTGTCGTTCTTTACTCGATTGGCCGCCGTCTTGTAATACTCATACTGCGTGCCCTCGCCCGCGTTAGAATGCGTCCGCGTGCCCTGGACCTCGATCTCCGACAGCAGGAACATTGTATCCTTCGTTGTGTTGATAGTCGAGTCGTAGCCGTCGGCTGCAGTCTTCTTTACTACTTCCTTCATTGCAGCCACGACCTCTGCCGGCATTTTCGATTTGATCGTCTTGAAACCACCAGTCGTCCGCAGCAGACAGTCTGCCCAGCCCCCGGTGTTGCTGTCAGAGTTATTCATCTTGTACTCTGTCGCGTAGCACGTGTGCATCTGGAACGTTAACGGAGCCTTGCCCGAACCGTCAGCGTAGTCATCGTGGTTCTTGCCGATAATGTCGATTGCGTAGGTACTGTTGTTAATCGTCATGTTGCATCTGTCGCCGACGTTCCATGTGTTGGGAACTTGTTTCTCTTGACAGGCCTTAATAATTGCAGCCCAGCTGTTATTTCCGAACACGGGGTCGATCATGACCAAATCGACATTAGCTGTCCCAACCACAACATCTGCCGTCTTTGTTGTGCTTGCTGTCGCTGCTGTTACCGTCCATGTTCCAACCTCGTCGACTATCAACGTGCAGTTTCCACTCGCATCCGCCGTCCCAGAAACCGTTTTGTTGCCCTTCGTAGCCGTAACGGTTGCGCCCGCGCTAGTCGTGACGACGATCTGCAAGTCGGGCGCGCCCTCGATGGCCTGCACCGCGCTCACGAACCCATCCGGGAACGCAAGCTGTGCGGACGTGCCGCCCTTCGTGCGGATGGCGTCCGCAACCGCCGTCAGGTCGGCGTTCAGCTGCGCGGAATCTACTGCTTTATCCAATGCCATCAGTAGTTTCCTCCTGTCCATTCTGGCAGCGCGGCAAGCACGTCCTGCACCAGCGCGGCCTTATCCGCCGCCGTAAAGTAATCCGTCCCCTTGACGGGCGTTGCACCCGCAGGCCCCTGCGCGCCGGGATCGCCCTTGTCGCCCTTCTCGCCGCGTGAAGGCTTTCCCGTGTCAGTCGTCCCGAGATACCAGTTTCCGTTCTCGCCGATCGTCGGCGTCACGCCGTCTGCGCCATTTGCGCCGGTCTCTCCTGGGTTGCCCTTTTCGCCCGGATTGCCCTGCGGGCCTTTGATGTTGACGCTGTCCGGGTTCGTTTTCCCGCCGTCGTTCGTCCAGCTGAGCGTCCCGTCCGCAGCGACCGACGGCGTGAATGTCGTTCCGGCCGCGCCGGTCCCTCCCGTCTCGCCTTGCTCTCCCTGCGGTCCCTTGTCGCCCTTATCGCCTTTCTCCCCGCGCGACGGCTTCCCGGTGTCGGTCTCCCCCAAATACCAGTTTCCATTCGTGCCGATCGTCGGCGTCACGCCATTTGCGCCTGGCGCGCCGTTGTCTCCGGCCGGACCCGTTGGCCCCTGAGGTCCCGTCTCACCCTGCGGACCCGTAGGTCCTTGCGGTCCAGTCTCGCCCGGTTCGCCCTTTGCGCCTGGATTGCCTTTGTCGCCCTTATCGCCTTTCTCGCCGCGCGACGGCTTCCCGGTGTCGGTCTCGCCCAGATACCAGTTTCCATTCGTGCCGATCGTCGGCGTCACGCCGTCGGCGCCCGCCTGGCCGGTGCTGCCCGTCTCGCCCTTCGGCCCCTGTTCGCCCGGATCTCCCTTGTCGCCCTTTGCGCCCTGCAGCGGTCCGTTGTTGACCCACGCCTTCGTCACGCCGTCGTAGATGTAAATGTCATACGGCGCAGCCGCGCCCACGCCGTAGGCGTCGCCGACCTCTGGATTCTTGACCGACGCCTGCAGCGCGGATACCGATCCGTAATAGCCCTTAACCGTAAAGCCCGTTCCCGTATCGCCCTTCGGGCCGGTCGGGCCTGCCGGGCCCTGTGGGCCGGTCTCCCCCTGCGGGCCGGTTTCTCCCTGCGGGCCAGTCGCGCCCGTGTCGCCCTTCTCGCCTTTCTCTCCCTTTTCGCCGGGTTCCCCCTTCGGGCCAGTGTCGCCGGTCGCGCCCTTCGGGCCTTCCGCGCCGGTCGCGCCGGTGTCGCCCTTCGGCCCCTGCTCGCCCTGCGGGCCTGTCTCGCCCTTTGGCCCCTGCGAGCCGGTTTCTCCCTTCGGTCCGGTCGCGCCGGTTTCCCCCTTGTCGCCTTTCTCGCCCTTCTCACCCTTGACGGTCTCGACGTCAAAATCAAATTCCTTACCGTCTGACAGCGTCATCGTGTATGTCGCCGTCGCCCCGCTCTGCGATTTCTTCGTGAGCGACACAACGCTCGCGCCTGCCGCTCCGGTGTCGCCCTTCGCGCCCTGCGGCCCGGTCTGCCCCTGCGGGCCGGTCGCGCCGGTCTCGCCCTTCGGCCCCTGCGGGCCGATGACCGAGCCGAGGTCTATCACGCTGCCGTCCGTCAGCGTGAACACCAGCCTCCCTGCGTCCGTGACCTCCACGGCCTTTACCCCGCGGGAGATCAGCCCGCCGATCGTCACCGTGATCTGATTCGGAATTTCTACCCTCATACCTGCTCCTTACTCCACGAACGCCCGATTCCCGCTCGCCAGCGTCGTCTTGTCGCCGTGCGTGTACCGGATATCGTAGGTGTACTTTCCCTTCGTGAATTTTGCCGTGACCGTCGCGTCGAAGTTCAGCGTGACCTGGTCATTCTCCACCTTCGCAAAACTGAACGTGTGGACGGTCTGCCGCGTATCGTCCAGAAACACGACCGCCATGCTGTCCGTCGTCCCGATCGTGACGGCCTCGCCGTCCTGATCCTTCAGGTCGAAGCGCAGCACGATTGAGAACGTGTCCCCCTCGTACCACCGCAGCACTCCTTTGTCGATCCTCGGGCTCGGATAAGCCCCCGGAATTGGCGTCGCCATACCGCATCCCTCCTTTTCATCCAGTGTAGCAGACCCCCGCGCCGGATTCACCCCACGCGCAGCGCAACTTCCGCTTGCCATTCCCTCCCGCCGGTGCTATACTGGTTCCATCAAATACAAGGAGGCTTCCCCATGCTCGACGAAAAAGATATTGAGAAAATCCAATCCATGATCGACCAGGCCAAAGACGACATGCTCAAGCAGTCCGCAGCCAACACCCGCGTCATCATCGAGAGCAGCGTCATGAAAAAGCTGGACCTCCTGATCGAAGGCCAGCAGGCCCTCCGTGAGACGCTCGCACCGAAGAGCCGCGTCGAAGAACTCGAAGAAGAGGTCTCCTTCCTGAAATCCGTCGTCCACCTGCACAGCCAGCGCCTCGCGGAGCTGGAAAAAGCGCAGTAATTTCAGAAAACCGAAGGCCGGGGCATCCGCCCCGGCCTTCTTGTTTTACTTGCTGTCTTCCAGCCACTTGTCAATGTCCTTGGACTTCTTGCTCCTGTCAAATCCGATCGCCACATAGGCCGCCAGCAGCTTCTCCTTGAGCTTCTTCCGCTCCTCAGGCGAGGCCGCAATGTACTTCGGCTTGTATTCCGTCGTGATCGCGTTGCCAATATCGCCCTTCTCGGTTCCGTGGTCAAAGTATTCCTTTGCCGCCGCTTTCAGATCCCCGCCATCTTCGATGGTTTGCAGGATCTTGCCGTACTTCCTGTAGTCCTTCCCGCCTGTCCATTCTCTGTACAGCCAGTACGCCTTATTCTCATCCTCGGCGTAGTCGTTCGCAAGGATCTTCTGGATCGCCTTCTCCTGTGTCACGGTCCCGGCAGCGACGGCGTCCTTGAGCTCCTGCTTCTGCTTCGCGTCCTGCGCGTCTTGGATCTTCTCGTTCATGTAGTCGATCCGCTCCTGCGTGCTCTTCGGCTCCATCTCCGCCTTCTGCGCATCCCCGGCAAGGACCTGATAATAATACTCTGCCTTCGCCGCGTCGCTGATATCATAGGCCTTCAGCAGCATCATCTTGTCATAGTTCTTCTCCAGCTTCCGCGCCGCCTGGACGAACGCATAGGTCTCCCGCTGGTCCTCGCCTCCCTCGGTCATGCCCTGATAGGCGGCAGTCTCCTTTGCGGACAGCGACTTGAAACCGCTCTCCACCCAGCTCTGCGCCTCTTCCGTCGCCGTCTTGCCGAACAGCAGCGCCTGTGCCCAGCTCTTCGCCCGGTCTGCTGGATTGTCGTTATACACGGGATACTGTAAGATATCACGCCCCTCGTTGTCCACTGTGTAGCTACCGCCGCGAGCCGCCGCCGTCGCGCCCTGATACGACTTGCGGATCTGCCCGCCGCCGAACGGCGTCGCCAGATACAGGCCCGGCTTCAGAAGCTCGTTTCCGATGGTCTGTGCCTTCTTCGCAGGCGCCATGTCCTCGTTCTTTGCCAGCAGCGCCTTCTCGATGTTTCCGAGGTTCGGGATGGCCGACGTCACGGCGATCCTGCCGCTGTCAATGTCCAGCCCCAGCGCCTCATCCACGCCGAGGATCGTCAACGCCTGCGTGCCCGGGAACTCAGAAATGATGTTCCCCTCAAGGTTCTTGATCGCCTGATACGTGCCCGGCTTCTCCTTCGTGAAGTCCCATTTCCCGGATACTGCCGCCTGTACCGTGTTCGGCAGCTGATACCCCGTGAAATCTCCGACCGTATCATTGATGATATCCAGCGGATCCAGCGCCGCACGCCTGCCCACAATGCTCTCATAGAATTCATTGTAGATCCACGCGCCGATGAGGAATTTGAACATGGCCTTCGCCAGCGCCGCCACGCCCTTCTTCCGCTCCTCCTGCGCCATATCCTTGAAGATCCAGCTCAGTTCGTTGTTGACTTCCAACTGAAACTGTGTGAACAGCTTCACCAGCGGGTTCCGCGCAGAGTATAGCGTCGGTGTCGACCCCTTGCTCCTGTCTGCCATGACGCCGGAAGCAAACTGATCCGCCTCCTGCATCGCGCTCGTCTCGCTCATGCCACGCCGCAGGTTCTGGTAATACCGCGCACGGACGACACTTCCCGTCGTAAACGTGTCGATGGATTCCATCAGCCAACCTGCACCGGCGGAGACTTTATCCATCGTGCTCTCGGCCAGCCGCCCGTAACCGCTGCGGTTGTTGATAAACGTCGACGCAGAATCCAGCCCGTCAGCGGTCTTGTAGTTTTTCAGCGTATCCCACATGCCGCGCAGCACGTCCGCCGTCGACACCTGGCTCCACGCCTGCGTAATCGGGATAAAGTTTGTGAGTGCCGAGCCCACGTTCGCCGCGACCATGTTCGCGCCCACGCGGGACTCGAATTTCTTCATGACGTTGTAGAATTGTCTCCCAAACGTCTTCTCCATGCCCCGGTCGAGCCGCGACTTCTTTCCCGCCAGAAGGTTTGTGTATTCGTCCAGCTCATCCACAAAGTTCGAAAGCCCATACCGTCCCTCCTTCGTCAGGTTCGTCACCTGCTCGTTGGCTTCGTCCGGGTTGAGGAATGGGTTCATCATGATCGCGTCGATCCGCTGTTTCAGCCCTTCGTCCGATGCCCGATACCGGATCTGCGTCGCCAGCGCCCGCAGCCGCTGAATGTCCGCCGTGTGGAAGATCACGTCTGTCGCGACCTCGATGTACCGGTCAAAGCCCTGCAGCGCGTCATACGCCGTCGCGTAGCCGAGTCGGTTCTGGATGTTCGCCATGTACCGGATGCCGGGTTTGAAGTTTGCCGTGAGGCCGTTGATCGTCGCCGGCAGCGGCGACACATCGCCCTCGATCCCGGCCGCCCTTGCGAACTTCTGCAGAATGCTGCCGCCTTCCTCGTTCTCCTGGAAGTGTGGGAAATATCCCTGCAGATAATTGACCGGCTCATATCCGTTCTCAATGCGCACCCGGTTCATGTCCTGGAACAGCTTGTCGTAGACCTCATGGAAAACCTTCACGGCTGCCCGCACCTTGCCGAGATCCAGATTTGGGTTCTGCTTCTCGAATTCCTGAATGGCCGCGTTCCACTCGTCAAACGTCATCCCCCCGCGCCTTTCGACGCGCGGGTGCTGCTTGAGATAGTCCCTATTGAATTCCGCCTCGCCCAGCCACTGCACCGCATAGCTCTCGGATACCAGATTTCCCTTCCGTACCTGCCGGTCGAGTCCCAGCGCCCGGATCCGGTTCTGCTGCTGCACGAGGTAATTCTTGCGTTTGCTCTCGTTCTCATGGACGGGCCAGAAATACTTGTTGATGAATTCGTTTGCCTTCTCGTCAGAGACCTTTCCCTTCCGCGCGATATCCCGGATGTTTCGCTCCATCGTCTCGCGCTGGTACTGGATCCCCATAACCTTGTCGACCCACTTGACGGCCTCGGCTTCCGTCAGCGCCTGCTCAGCAAACTCCCGCAGCCCCTGCTTGCGCTGCGCGTTCCATGCCTTGAGTTTCAGCGCCAGCATATCATAGTCAGCCTTTGCCTCGTAGACCTTCAGGATCTGCTGCCCGTTTTCCAGCCCTGCCACATAATCCGGGCTTGTCTCCCCGCGCAGCAGCCGGTTCACGATCTTCTGGTCGGCTTCCGTCAGCAGCGTCTTGCTCTGTGCTTTCTCGACCACTCGCCTTGCATCCTTCAGCTGCGCCCACATCTGCTTCGTTTCTTCCGCTGTCTGCGGAATAGCAAGCTTTTCTTTGGCCTTGTTCTGCGCGTCCAGATACCGCTGCGCCACGCGCAGCCCGCTCGTCAGCCGGTCGATGGATTCCGTGAAATTCGCCTGCTGCCACTTCTTGAAGCTCGCCGCCTGCGCCCCGTAGTATTCATCCAGCGTCTTCTGTACCTTCTGAATGCCGCGCGCCACATCGTAGATCTGCATCAGCTGGTCGCTCGGCGCGGTAATGTCTGCCGGGAACAGCTCCGGCGCCATCTCCTGCAATTCCTGATAAAACGAGTCGACTGCTCTGCCGTCTTTCCCAAGCGTCAGCGTACCAAACGCCGCCCTGCGGAACAAATTCCAGTCTGCAATGTTTTTCTGATCGTACTCAGAAAGCGTCAGCTTTGTTCCCTTGATGAGCGATTTCAGATCTCCGTACTGCTCGATATATTGCTGGTCCTCTTCCACGCCCGCCTTGTAGGCCGTTTCAAAGAGATCATTCAGCTTCGCCCGGTCAAGCTGCCCGTCCGTAAAGAACGTCCGCAGCGCCTCCTCGGCCATCGGCCGCAGAACCTCCCGCTTCGCCTGCCCCGGCACGCTCAGATTTTCCGCCAGCTCGTTCACCAGTCCGGACTCCAGCCGCCGCACATACTGCGCCGCCTTCTCCCCCATCAGATCCCGATACCGCCCGTCCTGCGAAGAATACCGGATATCCGGGTTCGTTAGGCTGAAACTTCCGTTGTTTGCAACCGCGGACTTCACCTGCGCAGAATCAAACACAGCCCATGCCTTCACGCCGTTCTCAACCGCCTGAACCCCGTCGTATCCATGACGTTTCAGCATCTCTACCATCCCCGGCGTATTGATCACCTGCCACATGAGCTCCGGCTTCCCCGCCTGTTCCCATACGGCTTGCAGCTCGCTAGGTCTGATCTGTAGCCGCTTCGCAAGATCCACATAATTCCCGCTGTATCCGCCGTCAGTGTTTCCAACATCCGCCGGATTCTCCACGCGAATATATGCCGGGATAATACGATCGACGTTCCCTGCGTAGATCGATGCCGCCGGCAGAGTTCGCTCAACGCTGCGCGTCGCAGTGGAGTATTCTTCCGCGTACTTGATGTTTGCAGTTAGCCAGATCGGTTTCCCGCCTACATCAAACTTTGTAAATTTCGCTCCGGCACCGTGGAACACCAGCAGTGGCTCGCCTGTCGTGTTCGTTGCCTTGCTGTCTGCGAACCAATCCCGGAACGCTGCCGTCTGCGTCTTCTCCCGCTCATCAATCAGTTTCTGCATGAGCCTTGGATTCCGCAGAAAAACGGCGTCCTTAAACACACCGCGCCCGCTCCCATCGTCCAGCATCGCAGAGACGGTCTCAAGGTTCTGTTTATCCCGCTCCGACGCCTGCCGCGCACTGGCAGAGAATTTCCTCTTTGCCGTCTCTGCGGTAGTTCCAACACTTACAACATCTGAAAATTTTTCTCCGCGCAGGTTGACACTTTTGCCCTCATAGGATATACTACCTATAGAACCACTCCGCAGAAGGGACATGGGCATTTTGAAGCCCATGCCGCGAAGAAGCGGGATGGTTCTTTTTTCGTCTGCAAACAGAATGAAACTCCGCTTTATGAAGTTTTCCGGTGCCACGTCCTTCGAGTACGCGCTGGATACCTTCTGCATATCGTCAATCAGCAGACCATTTTCTGTTGGCCGCAGATCGAGGACACACATAATGTTCCGTCCGTCCTGCGCCTTTATCGCACCGAACATCACGAGACGGCTGTTTCCGTACTGGCTTCTCGCATTGTTTTTGCTTTTCAGAATCAGAACCGGATCGTCCAGAATCTCCGGGATCCGCTGGATCTCGTGGATCGTCATTTCCGAATGCTCCTTCAGAATGGTGCTGATCTTTTCGCCGTTCATATAAATATCGCTTTCGATTGCCCCCAGCCCTTGCAGCGTCGCGCCGGTCTCACCCAGCACAAAGGACGTGCCCTCCGGCATCCCGGACTTGTACCATGCCGCCACTCTGCTTTTGAAATCCTGTGCAATCGACATCTTCGCCGGCGGCGCTCTCGCGCTGCCGGATTTTTTCTGCCACTGGCCGACCTCC